TTGGCCACCATTTCAAGATAATCCTCAGTTTTCTTTGCATATACATCAGACCATACCAATTCATCCTCAACCCATTTTGCGGAGGTTTCCTTGTCCGCATGTAATACAGATGGATCTTCCTGAATAATTGATGTGATTGTGGTGTAGTCTTTTCCGTTATTGGATTTGGCCAATGTTAACGTAAGGTTAAGGTCTCTACCCGTTTCTGGGTCGGTGATGTCACCTTTACTACGGAAAATGGGGAAGATTTTGTCAAGAATACCTTCCTGTTTAGAGTTGTGTTTAAATCTCCAGAATTTCGCTCCGTCTGCCTCATTGTCTCTATCTATAACCTTGACGATATAGAATTTACGAGCCCGGTATGACCTTGCTAAAATGTTATCTTCTTCTCTCCCTGTCGCTTCAAGGCTTTCTTTGACCTCATTTAATGGAGAGCGTTTGCCTTCTTGTTTAGGATCCCATAATTTGACCCATCTCCCATCCACCTGTGTTTCGTGGAAATAGACTTCAACAAATGGACTCGCCCCATCTGCTGCTGGTAGAATACGAACTCGTTTTTCACCTGACGATGTACCTTTAGGTAGAATAGTCGTGAAATACTTTTTCATTCTTTCTTCTTGATTCTGAAATTTGCTGCCGCTTGCGGCTTTGTTCTTTTCGTACTGTGCTTGTACTGCTTCGAATGTTCCCATAATTTTTAAAATTTAATGTTTGTTTATAAAACGTATTATTGTGTGATAAAATATAAACAAAAAAAGCATGATAACAAAATCATGCTCTAATTATTTCTATAATATGTAAAAAAAATATGTTTTCAATACTGTTGTTTGGGCCCCGCCCTATTGTTCTTGTTGCCGTATACGGCTAATTGTACTAATATTAATAATTGTCGTCCACTGCGGGATTAAATGATTTCATCATATCATATTTCCCATAATTTTCTACGTCACCTTTTGTTAAAACATACTCATTCTTCCCAGACTTCTTCATTTCTTCTTGTTTGTCCTGAAAAAACTCATCAGGTTTTTGATTGAACGGATATGAGTCTAAAGATCTCATTTCAAGTTTTTCAACGGGTGTTGGTGGTTTGGAGTCTTCTATTTGAGCTCCTAATTGATCAATTTTTGCTAAAACGCTATCCATCTCACCCAATTTACCTTCCAATTCACCTAATTTTCCAAAAATATCATCCATTTTTTGAATTTCGGCTGGATTTTGTTCCTGAGTATTGTCCATTTGTTTCTTAACATCTTTAACCATGTTAACTAAATCAGTAATGTCGATTTCTTCTGTTGTATCATCAGCGGCAGGATCCACTTCGGTCTCACCTTCTGGTGGTAATGTTGAATCTTCTGCTGGTGGTAATGCGTTTGGATCTTCCACTGGTAACGCGTTTGGATCTTCTACTGGTAATGCGTTAGGATCTTCCAAAGGCGGTAATGTGTTAGGATCTTCTGGTGCTGGTTCTGCTTGTTCACCAAGTAGACTTGAGGAGAAATTATATTTGTTTATCTCTCTGTATCTAGCGAGGTCGTATCCGGTGTCTGTTTTTTTCATAATTAGTCCTGTAATAGTTGTCTACCGTCTTCGATAACGTATTTTTTATTAATGCGTTCAACTAGTCCGTCTTTTGTTCTGATGACATAACATTCGCCAGTCTCTCGATCACATACAGTTTTTTCTTGTCCATCTTCTGACTCATCCTTAATAAAGGTCTTGTCTAGAAAAGTGTCTAATACTTTAGTTGTGTCTGTTGAGTCTTCCATTGAGTATATTTTATTATAAATATCAGGAAATTTGTTAATTTCACTATGACATCCTAAAATACACAACTTGACCGTCTCTTAGTCCCAATCTTTGCATTAATTTAGGAGATAGAGCTATTCCATAACCATCTATTCCAGGTCCCACGTTAATCGGGCCTTGGTATATGTTATTATCGAAATCGATATTATTTTCGATTACTGTTATGCCCTTAAATTTCGTATTTTCAAGTCGTGGGTTATAAAATTCTGTTCTTGTGAAGTCATGGATGATAGTGTCCGCCGAGACAAATTTCTCTGGGGGAGAACCATTCATTATAAATTTAGTTGAATAAAACGATTGAGTCGTTAAATATTTCATATCTAACCACGTAAGGATTCTCACATCACCTTCGTGCGCGTAGGTTAGGTTTGATGCGACATTCATTGCCATATTATCTGCAATTGGATAATTTACACCTCCCATCATTATTGCAACAGCCCGTAACCACTCATTACCACCATAAGGTGAATCTGGTGAAGTTTTATATTTAATCTTTTGAATATATGTCTCGTCAGCCGCCCCGTTAAATGGTACACCATAATTAGTAATACCAGAGTCTTTAAGAATTTTCTCACCCTCGAAGCTAATGGTGCCAGGATCCGTTGTATAACTTCCACCCTGGCCATCAATTAATGTCACAGAAGTACCAGAGAGTTGTGGTCTATTTTGTTCGTCCACAATTGCCCGAGCCTTACCCACCAACCTGTCAAATAATGGTCTATAACTCGCTAAGAACGAATCTGAAGGATCTGGTAAAGACTCCGCGGGGATTCTTGTTCCCGTAAATGTTGTTTCAATTCCAGTTGTTCTAATGGAATGTGAAACATCTGTAATCAGATATGACCCCCTAAATAATGGGATATTTTTAACATAGAAATACATTGTGGGTTGTATCATCATATTACCCATGGCGGTCACTTTACATTGATAAGATGATGATCGATATATGTTAAACAAACCAATATCTATTTGAGATGTGCTTGATCCTGTTTCATTTCGACCGAGTCTCTCTAATACTTGAAAAGATTCTGAGGTATTTCTTAATGTTGCCTGGTCTAATTCTACACCTTTAAATATGGTTTGATTCTGATCACCAAAACTAACCTCGAAAGCAACCACTTTATTAGACTTACTGAAATCCGTTTTTGTGAAAACCTCTGGTGCAACAATAATTGGATTGTTATGCACGTTACCGATGTCGAACCCATCGTTTTTATACTTCTGTTTTTTATCAATATCTGCTAATTCAAGATGTTTCGATGTTGGGCCCGTATATTGTAAAATAATTTTTGGGGACGAGTCTTGAGTGTCCACCTCTAAAAACGTACCGAACATAGATTGTGCGACGTTCTTAGATGGCATTGTTTTTAACGAATTTGTAAAATTATTTCCATAAAAATTAACATACGCTGGAAGCGCTCTAATATCGAACCCAGTATCTTGTACCAATAAACTGATTGCACTAAATAGGTTAATCTTTAGATTCCCAGGTTCTTTTAACCTAGTAAGTTTCTGCATATCAATAAAAACAGAGTTCCCAATATCCTTATTTGCCTTATCTAAGAATAAGAATTCTTCCATTAATGTTCTCTGACCAATTGAATTACCCGCGGTCCATTTATCATTAAATGATTTGAAATAATTGTATAGTTCTAACTTAATTGGGTCGTCGTTATATCCTCGTTGTTTACTCGCTCTTTCCACCACCGATGTCGGTTCAAACTCATCGGATTGAATTTTAGTTACCAATTGAGTTAAGTAAATACCTAGACGTTTATCCTGACCACTTACATTTGTTATTGGATCGGTCGTTAGGGTTGCCCCGAAATCTGGTGAAATAAGATTTTTCTTCAAATATTCAACGAATGCAACCTCATTAATGGCGTCGTCATTAGGATCCCCAGCCGCTTTAAGACCAGCATATATGTAAATTATTTGTCTAAATTGTTTAACGTTTGTCTCGTCGATCTCAATATCCATTGTTTGGAAGAACTCATTATAATACCCATCTATATCTTCACCAAGATAAAGTTCAATATTAAAATCGGTCGGCGATGGTGTAACATACGGATCAGTTGAGAAATTTTGGACGTTAACGCCAGTGAAACCACCTAAAACATAGTTATCCAATTCTCTTGGGTTACTTAATACAATTTTCACCACGTTTTCTGGGGATAATAATTGGTTTGACAAATATTTAAGTTCATCCGACTGTCTATTTTTAACGACCTTCATTAACTTAGATCGTTCAGCATCGGTAGTTGGGAACGTATCATTAGGATCTTTCGTTACTGAAGAAATTTTCTGTAATAAATCCTGAAACTTAGAATATGTCATTTGATATGGGGAATACGTCACTTCCTCATTAAGTTTTTCACTTGAGAAGTCTAAGAACGCCTGTTCAAACACATCTAAAATCTCTGGTTTGAAGGTGGCAATCAAATCAATAACTTTTCTAAAATTTTCACCTAATGAGAATGAGTCGGTTGACCCAGTAGCTCTAAAATATTCATTGTAACTAGGTAAAGTATAACCACTATAATCAATAATCTCTTGATCTGAGGTTCCCGTGCCCCACACCACCCGGAAATTCTCTTGTTCTGATTTTGTAAAATCACTTCCATACGTGTTGTTATACCCATTTGTTGGTAATA